GAATGTTACTGCAACTAAAAATACCAGTAACGAATATTTTAAAAGCACTTACTCAGATTTAACAAGCGTTATTACTGCTGTAAATCATGGTGCTGAATTTGGATTGTCATTTTCACAATCGGTTGAGTATAAAAATATTATACTTGAACGAGTAAAAACAGAAAATGGTACTGAAGTTAAATATCAAGAATTACATAGAGATATTTTTGTTAAGACAATCGTATCTCATATTCAAGATAAAGAAACTTTAGAATGTACTGTTCCTGTTTTAATTAATGGGAATGATAAAGATAATCCTCAAAAGATGGGGTCAGCTATAACTTATGCAAAGCGTTATGGTTTACAATCTTTGTATGGATTAGCTAGTGATGATGATGCTAATTTAGCGGCTGGTTTAGTTGCTAGAAATTCGGATAAGCCGAAGATAATAAATCAAAATAATGGAATGGATATATGAAAACTTATATAAAAATGTTTAAGAATGATAACAAGGTTGAAGGAGATTCAAAACCTTTATATCAAAACAATAAAGTACAAATAAAAGAAAAGATGGTTTTAGACCCAGAAAGACTTTATTCAGCCGCTATCTGGAAGAATGAAGATGGTACTTTAAATCTAAAACTAGAACTCAAAGATGAAGAGTTCAATCAATCACCAGACATTTAGTGAAAAAGTACCTACGAATGTTTATGAAATACTATGGCTATACTGAAGCTGATAGTTATGCTGAACTGTGTTGGTACTGTGCTAAAAATGTGTGGGTTGAAGTACACCATATAATTAGTAGAGGAATGGGAGGGTCAAAACTACGAGATAGAATTGATAATCTCATTCCTTTATGCAGATCGTGTCATTCTGACAGTTCTGTAATTAATAAACAAAAAGATAAACTAAAAGAAATAGTACAAAGGAGAATGAAAAATGCCAAAACCAGTTAGAGGTTATGTGCCGCAACGATTCATACTTGAATTAGATAAGGTGTCATATGCCAAAACAAAACAAAAAGTAGAGCAAGAAGTCGGTATTGCTGGACTTAGTTCAGCCAAGATTTTAAATTATATAATGAATAAATATTTAGGAGAAAAAAATGATAACAAAGAAGATAACAACACTATTCGGTAATTTAGCACCAGTACATGAACGCTATGTAAACAAGGCTAGTTTTCAGAAAAAAGATTTACAGATTAAATATAAAAGTGAAAAAATGATTGTTGCTTTTAATCAATTAGACAATCCAATTAAAACTACGATTGTTACAGATAAGTTTACAGGAGAACCAGCTAAACTTTATTATTATAATTGGAAACCATTAGATAAAAGACAAGGAGTATTATTGGTATGATTAACCCAGATATATTTACAAAGTTTAATTTAGAAAAAGATATGCTTCCATTTTCTGCAAGTAAGATAAAGACTTGGAAGAATAACCCAGCACAATTTGTATTGCGATACATTTATGGCTATCCTACAACTTCAAATCACGCAATGGAACGAGGTACAGCAGTTGAATTTGGTTTAAAACATTTGTTTACTGATAACGCTACTGTTGAAGAATGTTTTGAAAAAGCCATTACTTACTACAAATCAGCTACAGCTTTATTAGAAGAAGAAGATGAAAAGCAATATAATATGATTGCACCTATGGTTGAACAATGTTTTGAAAAACTATTACCACTCAAAGATAATTTTTTATCTTTTCAAGGTCGTATTGATACAAACATTTTAGAAATACCTTTTTATGGGTTTACTGATTTTGTTTTTGAGTCTGAAAGCAAAATATTAATTATTGATCTTAAAACAAAAGCCAAGTTTATGCCTACACATGATGATATGCTTCAAATGGCTATTTATGGCAAGGCAATGAAAGAAAAATTTGATAAACCTATTGAAATAAAACTTTTAATTTCTACTGGTAAAGAGCAAACTAAAAAAAGTCCTAGAGTTTGTGAATTTGTTGATTTTGTACCTAACGCTAAGTATTTAAAAGAGATAGAAATGCACCTAATGAGTTGTGCTAATATCTTTAATGCGTGTAATGAACCAGATGATATGAAGCATTTAATAGTGCCTAAATTAGATGATTGGACTTGGAATAGTGCGGAACTATTGGAGCAAAGACATGAAATTTGGGGGATTTGATTGTTGTTATTATTGCAACAGAAAATATTTATTAACTAATATGATAGGTCTTAATTCTGTTGTTGCTTACAAAGTAAATGGAGATAAGGCTGGTGCATACAATAAAAATAATATGTTTAAGTACGCTTGTATTCGCTGTTTTAATCACATTGTTTTAAAAACTAGCACAGATAAGACAAATAAATATTATGATGAATTAATTAAAAAAAAAATTGGAGAAAAAAATGACAAAAATATGGAAGATGGGAATTAGCACCGATAATTTTATCGCTGACACAGTAAACCTTACAAACGAAGAAATAGGTATTTACTTTAGATTATTATGCTACGCATGGAAGAATGAAGCATATTTACCTAAAGATATATCCAGAATAAAACGCATAGTTCAAAACGCCCAAGAAGAGGATATAAACTACATACTAAAAACATACTTCAAAGAAGATGATAACGGATACTTCTCAAAAGCCCAAAAGGAAGAATTTGAATGGGTTATTGAGAAATCTGGTAAGGCTAAAGAAGCCGCAGATAAAAGATGGTCTAATGCGAACGCACCACAAACGCATATGCGAACGCAAAGCAGTTATAGTCATAGTCATAGTAATAATAAAATAATTAATGATGCTTTTGAGGAGATATGGAATAAACTTAAAATAAAACGTGGAACAAAAGCAAAAGGTCTAAAAGCATACAACAAACTACACGGAAAAATAGAACCCAACATTCTCATAGAAAAGTTTAATGCGAAGGCAAATAGCTTGGAAGATGTCACGTTTTTACCACACTTTAGTTCTTGGCTAAATGCAGAGGGTTGGACGGAGGAATTATTACCAGAAAAAAAAGAGGAGTTTAAAATAGATAATCGTAACCCTTATTCTAATTTACCACTATGGAAAAAGGGTATAAGAACAATGAATGATACAGACCAAGACATTAGAAAAGCCTATAATGATGGTTTGTTAGAAAAAAATCATTTAGAAAGATTAAGTATTAGCGTATAAATAATGAATGGAAGAAGATTTAAAGAAACTATTCATTACAATACCAGATGTTTATGGTGGCTATTCTGCTGTTATTCAAGTATCTGGATTTGAAACTGAAGAGGAAGCAAACGAATATCTTTTAAAACATCATAAGGTTCAAGACTTAGAAGTTTTACATCAAGATCAAACAATTCATTAATGGCAAGACCAATTAAATATAACATAGATACAGTAGAACTAGAAAAATTAGCTTCTTATGGGTGTACTAACATAGAGATAGCAGACTTTTTTGGTTGTGATGAGAGTCTTATTAGGAAGAGTTATTCCGAATATCTGACAAAAGGAAGAGCAGATATGAAGATAAGACTTAGAAAGATGCAGTTTAACCTTGCAGAGAAGTCAGCAGTAATGGGAATATGGTTAGGTAAACAAATGTTAAATCAAACAGACTATCCAATAACAGAAGATTCAGAACCTTTAAAATGGTCTGCTGATTAAGTGCCGCTAACTAAACCACAAAAAGAAGTCATACTATGTGATAAGCGTTTCAGAGTGCTTATATCTGGTCGTAGGTTTGGCAAAACATTTCTTGCTATTCAAGAGATGGCTAAGTTCTCAAGATTTCCAAATCAAAGAGTATGGTATGTATCACCCAGCTACAGGCAATCTAAAACTATTTGTTGGGATATGCTAAAACAACAAATGATAAAACATAGATGGGTGCAAAAAATTAATGAATCTGATCTAAGTATAGTTTTAAGAAACAACTCAGTTATAACTCTTAAAGGAGCAGATAATGAACAATCATTGCGTGGAGTGGGGTTAAACTTTGTTATACTTGATGAGTTCGCTGACATAAAACCTTCTGCTTGGTATGAAGTTTTAAGACCTACATTAAGTGATACTCTAGGACACGCTTTGTTTTGCTCAAGTCCAAAAGGATTTAACTTTGCTTATGATTTGTATTCTAAACAAGACCCAGAATGGCAATCATTCAAATATACCACAATAGAAGGTGAACAAGTAAGCCAAGAAGAGATTGAACAAGCAAAGAATGATCTAGATGAACGCACATTTCAACAAGAATATCTAGCAACATTTGTTAATTATGCTGGTATAATTTACTATAATTTTGACAGAAACAAGCATATCATCAATGATTATGAGAGAGTTTCTAAGACAATTCATATTGGTATGGATTTTAATATTTCTCCTATGGTTTGTGTTTTAGCAGAGCAAGTGAAGAATGATTTAATAATCTATGATGAAATACAATTATGGAGCTCTAATACTTCTGAAATGATTGATGAAATAAAGAACAGGTATCAAGGTCATAGGATAATTGTATTTCCAGACCCAGCTTCAAGACAAAGAAAAACTTCTGCTGGTGGAATGACAGATTTATCTTTACTACGCAACGCTGGTTTTGAAGTTAAAGCAAGATCGCAACACCCATTAGTCAGAGATAGAATTAACGCTGTAAACTCCAAGTTAAAAAATGCAAATAATGTGTCAAGTCTATTTATAACAAAATCTTGTAAAAACTTAATTAAGAGTTTAGAAAGACAGATATACAAAGAGGGAACAAGTGTTCCAGATAAAGATAGTGGGTTTGACCATTTCAATGATGCGTTAGGCTACATGGTAGAATATATGTTTCCTTTGCGTAGAGAGTTTAAACCAAGTGAACCGACT